ATTTTAGAACTTTTAATGAGATACCAGAACCTGCAAGAAGATATATTAATATAAAAGCTGCTCGCATCTTTGTTGATAGATTAGTCAGTGATGATGGACTAAGAACATATACGCAACAGGACGAAGTAAGAGCTAGAGCTATACTGATGGAAACAGACTTAGCTAATGGTGATCATAATCTTTTAAGAGGAGATCCATCATTAACCAGTGTCTTCGATACCTACTCACCAGCAAACGCACTAATTAGATAATTATGGGTGTTATATCAAGAGCAATACCTACATTGCTTAGAGGAATATCACAAGCTGCTGATTCAACCAAACAATCCGATCATGCAGACATACAGGATAATGCTAATAGCAGTCCTGTACAGGGTCTTGTAAAGCGTTCTGGTACACAGTTTATAACTAATCTAAGCTCTTCCACTGTAGGTAATGTTCATATACAAACTATAAATAGAGATATAAATGAAAGGTATGTGGCAATATTTAGTAATGGTAATGTCAAAGTATATGAGTTGGATGGTACGGAACTAACAGTAAATAAACCAGATGGAACGACATATTTAAATACATCAGATCCTAGAAGTGTAATTAAGACTGTAACTATTGCTGATTTTACCTTTGTTGTTAATAGAAGTATTACAACAGCTATGGATACAACTCTCAGTAGTGGTACTGATACGCAGGCTGTTGTCTTTATTAATCAAGTTTCAGATAAGACTACATATTCAGTCACTGTAGATGGTGTGACCGTTACAGATGACACCACATCAGACTCTACACTTAGTACTACACAGGTAGCTACTGATCTTGTTTCTGGTCTTAATGCTGGATTAACAGGTTTTACCATCGCTCGTAATGGTCCTGTTATACATATAAAGAAAAATGATGGCAGTAACTTCTCTATTGATGGAAATGATTCACAAGGTAATACACAACTAACAGTAGTAAAAGATTCAGTACAGAGGTTTACAGACCTGCCAACAGTTTCACCTAATGGGTATGTAGTAGAAATCAAAGGTGATGAAGCTACAAACTTTGATAATTATTTTGTAAAGTTTGTCACTAATAATGGTGGAGCATTTGAAGAAGGGCAGTGGGAAGAAACTGTAATGCCTGGTATTGAGTTTAAATTTAATTACGACACCATGCCTCATGTATTGGTAAGACAGGCAGATGGTAATTTTAGAT